AGGAATGACCGGAGGCGGTGCCACCGGAGCGAACGGCAGCGGTGCTGCAAATACCACTAAAGGCCAAGACGCGAAAGCGAAAGGCGATTTAACCGGCTTTTTGCAAGCCCAGTTTAATACATGAGGATTTAAACAATGCCTGTACTCTCTCCGGATCTTTCAGCCCTGCTGAATGACAAGGTAATCAACGAAGCGTTTGAAATCGCACGCTCCAACCGCACCGGCATTCTTGCCACTGTTGGCATGGGCGGCGCTCGCGTACCGTATGACGGCTACAAGATGTCATGGCTGGATATGCGCGTTGACGCTACCAGTTCACCGACCACAGCCGAAGCTCTGGCAGCCGCTACTACCATCAGCGTAGAAGACGGCTCCAAGTTCCGCGCTGGTATGACCCTGAGCCCGGAAGGCTCTGAGGAAGTGGTTCTGGTAACTGCGGTGTCCGGCAATGACCTCACAGTCGTCCGTGGTTTTGGCGGCTCCACTGCTGCGACTATCGCAAGCGGTGACGTGTTGACCATTGACTCCGTAGGTCGTGAGGAAAACTCACTGGCTCAGAACGATGGCATTTTCCAGCCTGATCCGGTTGAAAACTTCTTCCAGACCATGGACACCGCCGTTGAGTTCAGCCGTCGCGCCTTGGCTACCATCCAGTTCGGTAGCACCAATGATCTGGCCTTCCAGGTTTCCGAGCGTATTCGCCAACTGACCATTCAGATGGATCGCGCTCTGGTTCGTGGCCGCAAGGCAACCGCCACCATCGGCGGCGACACTGTGACCTACACTGGCGGCCTGCGGTATTTCCTTGGCCAGTCTGGCGCAATCAACACTGACGCAGCTGGCGCTCTGGATCTGGACAAGATCAACGCGATTAACGCCGAGATCGTGTCCCGTGGCGGCATGGCCAACACCATTGCCGTAGGTATCCCGCTGGCCCGCAAGCTGAACGCTCTGGTGAGCGCGAACTACAGCTCTGACCGTCTGGCCAACTGGACTGCTGACGAGGGTTCAATCCTGCGTCTGCCGACTGACCTGCCGCTGGTTGGTAACGTGAATCAGATCGTTATCGACACTAACCTGTCTGACGACGAGCTGGTGATCTACGATTCCGGCAAGATCAACATCATCCCGATGGCTGCCGGTAACGCTGCTGACTCCGGCGCATGGCGCACCGTGGACGCCACCCAGAACGGTCAGGACGGTCAGCGTACTCGTATCATCGGTGACTTTGCGATGGAAGTACGCCAGAGCCAGACCCACATGGGCCGCCTGTACGGCATCACCGGCTAAGGGAGTGACCAATGAAGTTCACTGCACCGCAAGGTAAGCAGGTTGTCTTCAAAGGTCGAATCGTGACTGCCAAGGATGGCAGTTTCGAGACCGAGGACAAAGACCTGATTGAAGTATTGAAGCGAGCCCGAGGGGTTGAGCCAGAAGCGCCAAAGCGTGGACGGCCCGCCAAAGATCAGGGCGACGAGTAAACCAGAGCCCTCTACGGAGGGCTTTTTTATAGGTGGCGCATGGCAACCATCACAGTAGGCACAAACAGTTACGTTACGGAAGCGGAGTTGCAGACATACGCCGATGATCGGGGCATTACGATTGCGGCGGCTGATTTGTCCGTTCTGTTAATTCAAGCAATGGACTATATTGAGACGCGGGCGTTTAAGGGCAGCAAGACAGATCCATCTCAGGCGCTAGAATGGCCGCGCTCAGGCGTTTATCTGAACGGCGCAGAACTGGATGATACGGCTGTCCCTGACGCCATCAAGCAGGCCCAGATGGCCGCTGCGTTAATTTGCGACACTGGCGCAGACTTGCTAGGTAGTGTAGCGCCTCGCGTGACTGCCGAGCGCGTAGGCGAGGTATCGGTTCAGTACAGCGACAAGGGCAACCAGACTACGCTTTACCCCAAGTTGACGGCCTTGCTGCGTAACTATCTGGCCAACGGTGGCGGATTTCAGTTTGGGGTGCGTAGAGGATGAAGCAATATTATCTGCATATTGGCTTTGGTTGGTACTTTAGGGTATCCAGAAAAGTCTATAACATTGCCACAGGAAAGTTGTGGTTTACTGGCATGGTTCACATGGTGCGAAAATGACTACAATCGTATACGACCACTCCGCTAGGCAGATTGCTGTTGATGGGCAAGTAACTCAGGGAAACAGGATTTGCACGGGCGATGACATAAAGTGGAAGAGGGACGGCGATGATTGGTGGTTTATCTGTGGCTCAGTATCCGACATAGAAAGGCTCATTGCCCACATAAACGCGACAGACCCTGACGCGCCGAAATGGCCTATTGAGTGTTCAGCATTCCTTGTGCGAGATGGTCAAGTTTTCCAGTGTATTGTCACAGACGATGGCGAACCATGCCGAAGCCCTGTAACCTACAGCGATGCAATGGGAAGTGGTGAGATTTATGCGCTGTCAGCGCTAGACCACGGCAAGACCGCAAAAGAGGCAGTAGAATATGCAGCCATGCGTGATACAGGGACGGGCGGCAAGATCACCGTTTTTGATGTTGATCGCATGGAGATTGTAGACGACAAACCGTGTGCAGGATCTAGTCATGGCTGACCTCTACAACCGCCTCCGCACAACCGCTGATAAGCTGCTAACCAAGTACGGCCAAGGCACCATGATCTATCAAGAGCCTGACACCGAAACCGGCCCTGAGTACAACCCTGTCCTGACGCCAGGGGCAGAGCATCCGGTGAGCGGCATCAAGGTGTCAGGCAACCGCAAGAACACCTACATCGACGGCGGCTATATTCAGGCGAGCGATTTAATGGTTATGCTGCCTGAATTCGGCACAACGCCAACGCTATCCGGAAAGATGAAAGTAAACGGCACCACCTACCAAATCATCATGGTTGACCCAATCACCGAGGAAGTGCCGACGGTTGGTTGGTATATTGGGTGTAGGGTTTAGAACTAAACGGTATTAGACAGGAGGCCCGCTCTGGCTTATGGTTGGGGTGGGTTTTTTGTTGGAGGGAGATTATGTTATGTGAACACGGTAATATTGCGCCCTGTGCAGAGTGTGATGTTTATCCGCTTGAGGAAGAGATAAAAGATTTAAAGTTCAGGATCGGCTATCTTGAAATGATTGCTTCTAGCATCTTGCACGGCCACGAACAATCTGTTGTTGACCGGGACGCGTTTAAGGCGTTGCAAGAATATTTCAAGGAATACGTAGACTAACCACCCCGCCCGCACAACGCGGGCTTTTTTGATATACTGATTGGAGTGGAGGGAGTTATGGCAGATGTGAAATTGCAGATTGAGGTTAAAGACATTGAGCCGGTCAAGAGTCTGATCCGATTGCTGTCGGAGAATTTCAGTGACTTGCCGAAAGATGTCCAGCTTGCCATTTATGCCTTAGTAGGAGATGGCGACATTGAGCTAAGTGTAGGCGAAGATGCCCATTAACCTCCTACAAATACAAACCGCCCAAGAACAGGCAGTCTTGCGCGCCTTCCGCCAAGCTATCCAGAGCGTAAGAGACCAAGCCGTCATTCAGGAAATCGTGCGCCTTCTGGAAGTGGGCAATGTGGATGGGGTTATTGAATTACTCCAGCTTGACGCCGCTACCTTTGAGCCGCTTGAAGAGGCTATCAGGCAGGCTTATCGGCAGGGTGGACTGACTGGTGCGGAACAAATCGGAACTATCCCGCTAGAACTTGGCACCATACCCGCACGGTTCAACATGGCACTGCCTACGGCTACACAGTGGCTCGCTAACCTTTCCAGCCGCCTGATTACCGAGGTCTTTGACGAGCAGCGCCAGATGGTGCGAGAGCGGCTTACAGAGGCGGTGCAGCGAGGGATTAACCCGCGCCAGTCTGCGCTAGACCTGATTGGTCGGATTGATCAGCGAACCGGCAAGCGCGTGGGTGGCTTCATTGGCCTAACATCACGTCAGGCCGAATGGGTAGCGCGAGCAAGGGATGAACTAGAAGGGCTGAACAGCAACTACTTCAGCCGCGCACTCAGGGATAAGCGATTCGACGCAACGGTGCGAAAAGCTATCGAGCAAGACAAGCCTCTGAACCGTGATCAGATCAATCGCATGATCACTGCGATGCAAAGTAGGACTCAGGCTTACAGGGGGCAAGTTATCGCCCGTACCGAGTCAATTAACGCTCTTAGGGCCGGACAGTTTGAGGCCATTAAGCAGGCCGCTATCAAGGGCGATATTGATCCGCGAGACGTTAGTAAGGCCTGGGACAGCAGCTCGGACGCACGTACGCGAGAGGATCACTTGCTTATGGAGGCCACGTATCGGAATAATCCGATTGGCCTTGAGTCTGCCTTTATCGCTCCTGACGGCAACCGCCTGATGTTCCCTGGAGACACAAGCCTTGGCGCTTCTGGTTCTCAGACTATACAATGTCGTTGCAAGGCTGTTTATCGGATTGATTTTGCCGGTTCATTGCGGAGGGTAGAAGGCTTTGGCTAGCGCATTCGACAAGCAAGTAACCGCATGGGTTCGCAAATCAGAGCAGCGACTTACAGCGACCTATCGCCAGTCTATTCAGGACTTGGTAGAGGAAGCACAGGAGCCGCGTGGCTCTGGCGGTAATATGCCGGTTGATACTGGCTTTCTCAGAAATACTGGCGATGCGGCGCTGAACCAATTACCTGTTGGCGAAACCGAGGCGCCAGAGCCTGGTCAGGGCTTTGTTTGGGATGCGCAAGCCGCGCTTTTGACCATTGCGCAGGCCAAGCTAGGCGATACCGTATACTTCGGCTGGACTGCCGTATACGCAAACGCAATGGAAGAAAAATATGGCTTTGCCCGCCTAGCTGCCCAAAACTGGCCCCAAATCGTCAACAAGGCCGCACGAACTATTGAGCAGAGGGTTAGACGGTGACACCATCCAACAGCACCATCCAGACAGCACTAAACGACATCCTTATTGCTGCGTCATTGGGTTATGACATTGCGTGGCTTGGCCTGCCATTTACACCGCCAACCTCCGGCGCATGGCTTGAAGTCACCTTCCTGCCAAATCGCGGCGTAGACGACAGACTAGCCAATGACGGACACGTAAGCCCGCAAGGCATTTATCAGATAGTATGCGTTAGCCGCCCGCAGTCGGAACTAAAGCTCAGAGCTGTGGCTGAGCAGGTCATGGCTGCATTCCCCAAGGGCACGCCAATCAGCGGCAACGTTCGCGTAGGCTCGCACCCGTACACCGGCACGCTCCGTTCTGAAGCTGATCGCATGTCAATCGCCGTCACTATCGAATATAGCGAATAGTTCTAACCTCACAATCCCTTATGCTATACTACCCTCGTTGATCAACAAACGAACACGAGGGTTTTCTAATGACCGCAGCAACAACTCAGAAGGGCGCAAAGCTTTACATTGCTGTAGACGCCACTCTTAACACGGCACTTCCCCAAAACTCCGACCTGACCCAGACCCAGTATGAAGCGCTGACTTGGCTTGAAGTCAAGGGCGTTGGTAACTTTGGCCAGACCGGCACCGAGCAGAACACCGTCAGCTATGACGAGCTTGCCGCTGAAGTAACCCAGAAAGGCAAAGGCATTGCAAACGCTGGCGATCCTACCATTGAATGCCGCCGTATTGGTGATGATCCTGGCCAGATTGAAATGCGCGCAGCCGCAGCCGTCACCAACATGAACAACTATGCGTTCAAGTATGAGCTGGCTAACACGCTCGGCACCAACGGCACTATCCGTTACAACCGTGGCATCGTGACTGGCCCAATTCACCCGAACGGTGGCAACGAGGACTTTGACCTGGAAAACTACAATCTGGGCCTGAACCAAGAGCAAATCGTCGTTGAGGCTGCGTAATGGATCTTTCCAGCATCAAGCCAATCGAGAAGCGGTATAACGTTCAGCATCCGGCAACGGGCGAGGATACAGGGATGATCCTCGTGCTGGCCTGTACCCACGATGAGCGCGTGAAGCGATCCATGCGGGCGGTTAACGATGAAATCCTCAAGGCTGGCAAGGATATGTCAGCAGCCGAGCAGCAGAAGTTTGACGATGCCTTGGCAGCGGCCTATATCGTTGATGTGGAGTTCACGGGTGACGCCGAGTGGAAAGGCGACAAGCCGAAGTATTCCGCAGAGCTGGCCAAGGAAATCTGCGCGCTTCCTGCCCTCAAGGAACAGGTTCTATTTGAAGTCCGGCGCACAAAGGATTTTTATCAAGCCTGAGCCGTGACTTGTGCCGAGCTTTAGAGAATGAGGCAAGGTACGACACGCCAGACCGCCACGGGGAGACGCGCCGAGAACGTAACGAGCGTTTCGGCGTAGACTCCCCACGGATCAGGCCACCAGAGACGGGGCGGTATTTGTGGGAGTGGTACGCAGACGCCGCAGCCACGCGCAGAGTAGACGAGGGATTGCCGCAACTGTTAACGCCAGTTGAGTGGCAGGCATGGGCGGACATACGGGGCGAACTGGTACGGCGGGAAGAGTTCGGCGTACTGATGGAAATGGATAGAGCCTTTGTTTATGCGCTGCGTAAAGAGATACATGATCAGCGGCAACGTGAAAACCCGCAACAGAAATGAGGTAAGTGATGGCCGATATTGCCCGTTTGGCACTACAAGTTGATGTTAATGGGGCTCAACGGGCGCGCCAAACCCTGAAGGGCCTGCAAGACGGCTCGATCAAGGTAACTCAAGCCACAGAAAAGATGGCAGGGGTTTATAGTCGGCTAGACAAGATCATTGATCTTACCGCGAAAAGTCAGGGCCAATATGGCGCGGCTTTGTCTCAAGTGTCCTCTCAGATTCAAAGTCAAAGCTCCATCATGCAGGCTTTGTCCTCTGAAATATCATCCCTGACCTCTCAAATGAGCAAGGCCGCATCATCTTCTGATGAAGCAGCAAGTGCCGCTCAACGTCAGAATACAATCTTTGACCAGCTTCGCGCTGGGACATTGCAGTTAACGCAAGCAACTGGCGAATATAGTTCAGCTTACCAAAGGCTTAGGGCCTCGGTTGATCCTGCGTACCGAGCAAGCGTTGAGTATAAGCAGGCCGTTGAAGTTCTTGATGCAGAGCTAAAGCGTGGCACGATTACCATTTCTGAGTACAACAGAACGTTGCAGATGGTTAGGGCTACGAGTCAGCAGGTGGCTCGGGGTGGCTTCAGGCCAATGCAAGGCGCTATTCAGCAGGCCGGTTACCAGATTGGTGACTTTGCCGTTCAGGTTGGCGCCGGACAGAATGCCTTGGTTGCCTTTGCGCAACAAGGCTCCCAGCTAGCCGGTATCTTTGGCCCAGGCGGCGCTGTATTGGGCGCTGTCATTGCCATTGGCGGCGCGATTGCAGGCGGGCTTGTAAGGGCCTTTAGCGACGGCTCAGAAGAAGCCAAAACCCTAGCCGAAAGAATCCGAGACGTAGCCGATTCCACAGACGAACTAACCGCCGCACAGGTGCGCGCACTGAAGGCGGACTTCTTCGCTGGAAACCGTGACAGACTGCAAAAGATAACCGCAGAACGGCAGCGGATCAAAGAGCTAAACGAAGAGATTGCCGAGAACGAACGCCTGATGCAGCAGCAAGCTGGCCAGCGCGATACCGGCATGACTAGCGGGATTCTCGGCACTACTGTTCAGGGGTTGCGTGATCAGGCGGCAAGCACGAGCCAGTTGGCAGACCGTAACCGAGAATTAAGAAAAGAGCTTGACGAAACTCAGGCCAGCATTGACACCTATTTCCAGTCTGCTGATCAGCTCAATAAGGAAATTCAGGAATTAATCTTTGGCGAAGATGATCACGCCAAGACACTAGAGCGAGTAAAGGAAGAGGTTAACGACCTTAACGCCTCACTACAATTCCAGATCGACACCTATGGCGAATCAGAGCGCGCCATTCAGCTTGCCAAAATTCAGCAGCTAGCGAAGAACGGAGCTGATGCCGAAGCAGTGCGGCAGGCCAGAGAATTGACCAACGCGCTTTATGACAAGATCGAAGCGGAAGAGATGGAATCTCGGATGCAGCGAGACCTAGCTCAGCTCGACCCAGCACAAGCCGAGTTCAACCGCTACGCAGACCAAATCGACCGCATTGAAGAATACAACATCTCAGCCGCTGAAAAGGAGCGGTTGCGGGAGGAGGCGTTTTGGCAGCATCAGCAGAAGATGCAGCAGATTGCTAGGCAGGGCGGGGAGAATATAGCGCTGTCACAGAATCAGGGGCTGCAACTGCTGACCGATTTCCAGCAACAAGCTCTAGGCACCTTCGGCCAAATCTTCGGCAACATGGCTGAGATTGCCGAGAAAGGCGGCAAGGATCAATTTAATACATGGAAAGCGATGGCCTCGGCGCAGGCCGCCGTTAACACCGCTTTGGCCATCAGTAACGCGCTCGCAACACCGCCTGCGCCGCTTGGCATCGCGCTGGCCGGAACCATTGGGGCTCTGGGTGCCGTACAGATCGCCCAAATACAGCAAACCGAATATCAAGGCTCCTACCTCGGCGGCGGCTACACAGGCTCAGGCCCACGCACAGGCGGCATTGATGGCAAGGGCGGCTTTCCTGCCATACTGCACCCTGACGAGACGGTGATTGATCACAAAAAAGATCAGCCTATGACTGGCGGCAATACTTATGTCGAAATCAACGAGGCACCACCAGGGACTAGGGTTGAAGAAAGAACGGACTCTCAGGGCAATAAATTCGTGCAGGTGTTCATCGCTGACATGGCTAACGGCGGGCCAATGTGGAAATCTATGGCCACAACAGCAGGACTCAAAAGGGTAGGCAGATAATGGCAACTATAGATTATCCAGCAGAACTGCCAAGTCCGGCACGCTCAGGCTATGCATTACAGCACGTTAGTCCGTTTGCTCGCACGCCGATGCAGACAGGCAGAGCAAGGCAGCGCCGGACGTTTCAGAGCGTGCCTAGTTCGGTGACTCTTACATGGACTCTTAGAAATGAAGAGGCGCAAATCTTTGAGGCATGGTTTGCCTATGACATTACAGATGGCGCTGATTGGTTTAACATTGATCTGAAAACGCCCGTTGGAACTCTTGCGCCTTATGAATGCCGGTTCATGGAGATGTACCAAGGGCCGGAACTGTTCGGCTTGGATATGTGGCGCTATACGGCAGAGGTTGAAATCAGGGAGCGGCCTATTCTTTCACAAGACTGGTATATTTACGGCAAGGAGTTCATTCTGGGCAGCTCTATTGTTGATGTTGCGCTTAACAAGAAATGGCCTGAAGCATGAGCATCATAGAAACCGTTTATGCATCTGCACCTTCTGAGTATGTCATTCTGGCAACTTTAGAAATCTTAGTGCCAGATTATGACCCTATCCGAGTGGTTGCAGCTTATGAGGACTTGACCGCAACGCTTGAGACTGATGAAACGGTGACGTTCAAGGCCGGGCCATTTGAGTATCGGGAGCCAAAGAAAGATACCGCCGGAAACCAGACGCTTAGTTTCTCCATAGCCAACGTCACAGGCGAGGCACAGAAAGCCGTAGAGGCCGCGCTAGATTCTGATAGCGAGGTTCCAGTTATCTACCGTGTATTTCTTTCGACTGATCTAACCGCACCCGCGAAGAAGCCATTTAAGATGACTTTAAGGGGCGGTCAGTTTGAGGGCATCATGGTTCAAATTGAGGCGGGATATTATGACCTGTTAAACACAGCATGGCCTAGGAAGCGCTATCTAGCTGACTTTGCGCCCGGATTAAGGTACATAAACGGATGACCCTAGACGACCTCCTACAAGTACCCTACGAGCCAAACGGCAGAAGCGCCCACGGCTCAGACTGCTACGGACTTGTGCGCATGGCCCGAGTTTATTTATTTGGCAAGCCGTGGATGCCACTACACGGTGCCGTCGAGGGCAGCGATAAGCGTGCGCTTACTGAAGCGATGCTGGCAGAATCCAAACATTATACAGAGTGCCGCCCAAAGCCTGGGGCGATTGCCTGTTGCTACCGAGGAAAGCTTTGCACTCACATAGCCATCGTTGTCGAGATTGACGGCAAGCGCATGATTCTCGAAACCAATGAGCCAGGACAAGCAGACCATGGCCCCCGTCTGGTAAACTTACGGTATTTCGAGCAACGTTTCCTAAAGGTTGTCTATTATGACGATTAGCGTTTATGACACGATCATGCCTGCCGAGCCCGTGGAGGTCTACGACGACCACGGGTTGACGGTAGAAGATTGGATCAGGGCAAAAACGCCAAGTTACCGCCGTGGCGAGGTTCAGCCGCTTTCATGTTCAATCAATGGCGCCATCGTGAAGCCGTTAGACTGGCATGATGCATGGATTAGCGAAAAAGACAACGTTGAGTTTCGAGTTGTACCCCGTGGGGATGCGCTGGATTTTGTGTTCCCGTTTTGGGCGGGAACGGTAAACGTAGCCGTTAACCAAGCGTTCAGCTACCTTTTGCCAGATATTCCAGGCCAAGGCGGTCAAGGGCAGCGAGGCTCACAACTTGAACCAGCAGATGCCCGTGCCAACACGGCAAGGCTTGGGCAGGCTGTGCCAGAGCTTTTTGGCCGCTATATTCGCTATCCAGACTATTTAAATCAGCCTCGCAAGTATTACAAAGATACTCGCACTCAGGTTTTAAATCTGATGCTCTCGGTTGGTGTTGGCGAATACATCATCAATGACAGTGAGGTTCTTATTGGTGAGACTCCAATATCAGAGATTCAGGGGGCGTCTTACACGATATTTCAGCCGGGAGTATCGGTTTCAGGAGTAGAGAACCACGAGAATTGGTTTTCTGCGCCAGAGGTTGGCTCTACCAGCTCAAGCGCCGGAATTAGGTTAAAGGGCGTGACATATGATGAGCGCACCTATTTCGGCGGCGGCACGGCATCCGGCGACACCATTGTTGGGATAAATGTTGGTGAACTGTGGACAGTTGGCATTAGCGGCCAAATAAAAATGGATCAGCCTGTCACAGTTGTTGATGGCGGTGCATCGGCGGATATTTTTCAGGGAAATTTCCAGCATTTGGATGCAGGTATAACGGTAAATGTCGAGTCCAACGTCAATGTTAACGGCACATATGTTGTGTCAACCATAAACGGAGCCAAGACAGAAATAACGCTAGAGACAACAGGTGGCGATCCTGTTGAAGATGCAACGGCTGGCTCTGGGACTATTTCAATTGACAAGGCCGGAACAAAATACGTTGTTTTGGACATATTTGGAGACTTTCAGATTGATGTCCAAAGGATATTAAGTGGCGGTGGCAATGATCCTGACTGGGATGGAAATTTGCCGCAAGACTCTTTATCGCTGAGCATCATATGGGACGCAAACACGTTTACTGCCAACAGGGCGGGGCCGTTTTTTGCTTGTCCAGAGGGAGAAACTACTGACACTATCGAAGTTGATATTTTTGCGTCTCAGGGTCTTGGTGTGATTGATGGAGAAAGCATCGACCCTAGAAGTCGAACCATACGTATAGAGTGGAGAGAATCGGGCGCGTTAAGCTGGAACTCTCAAAGCGAAACGGTATCAGGGAACACTAGGGACCAACTAGGCTGGACATTCACTGTTAACCTGCCATCTAAAATCAGACCTGAAGTTAGGGTAAGTAGGGTTGGCGGTGAAGATGTCTCAGTTACGTCTTTAGACCGCTTGGAGTTTACCGCCCTAAGATCAAAGCTTGAAACAGTTACAAGCTATCCGGATGTAACAACGATGGCGGTAACTATTGAAGGTTCTGACGAAATAAGCGCGCAATCCAATAATAGGATTAACCTTATAGCGCACAGAAAGTTGCCGGTGATTAGTGGTGGCTCGCTTACATCGCCAACGCAGACAAGAGCTATAAGCGCGGCTGCCGCTTATGTTGCAAAGTCGTTGGGCTATGAAGATGATCAGATTGACCTTGATCGATTAGAGCAGCTAGAAGATATTTGGACGCCTCGCGGTGATTATTTCGATTATGTTTTTTCTGACGGAACCGCAAAGGCAGCCATCGATACGATATTGCGCGCAGGGTTTGCTGAAATGACCCTGCAAGAAGGCGTGATAACTCCTGTAAGGGATCAGGTACGCACAACACTTGAGCAAGGCTATAGTCCAGAAAATATGACAGGGCCACTGCAAAGACAATTTCAGGCCAAGCAGGTAGACGAGCCTGACGGTGTTGAAGTCGAGTATATAGATGGGAGCACGTGGACAACGGAGACGGTTAATTGTTTTCTTTCTGGCGACCAAGGCATCAAGCTTGATAAGGTTAAGATTGACGGCGTGACAGACCGCACTAGGGCGTGGCGAATTGGCATGAGACGAAGAAGGGCGCAGCGTTACCGCAGGTGGACTTACAGCTTTAATACCGAGCTTGACGCCTTGAACAGTCAGTATCTGTCTTATGTGCCATTGCTCGACGACATCCCAGGCTATGGAAAGGTGGCGATTCTTGAGTCTATCAGCTCAGACAGAATCACAGTCTCAGAGCCGTTAGAGTTTGAGGCTGGAAAAACTCATGTAATTGCCTACCGGGAAGCTGATGGAACCACCGTTGGGCCATTTACGGCAAATCAGGGGCCAGATCAATACACCGTATTGGTCAGCATTCCTCAACCGTGGCCGTCCGTATTGCCAAGCAATCAAGAGCCGACACACGTTTATTTCGGGACAACTGAACGATGGAACTTTCCGGCGCTTATCACTGAGATAACGCCCAATGGCCCACTATCCGCTTCTGTGGCTGCCGTCAATTACGATGAACGTGTTTACAGTGACGACAACAATGCACCCTAATGTTAGAATATAAGCAATTCACTAGATAGAAGGTTCAGGAATATGGCGTACAACACTGGTAATCCGATAGGCTCCACTGATCCGCGTGATTTGTCGGATAACAGCGAGAACTTTGATCGCTTTGCTAACGGCACCGCTCCGGCTTATGAGGATCGTTTTGGTGTTAGCCGCAAGAGCTTTGCGGGCATGGAGCAGGATTTTGACGACTTCCTGTTGTCGTCTGGCTATGAATTCCTTGGAGATTACGCTGCTGGGATTGAGGTAACTGCTTACAATCAGATCATTAGAGAGTCTGGAGAGTTCTGGCGGGCAGCGGCTGGCACAACTCTACCTTACACCACTACCGGCGCAGGAATGCCAGAGGGCGGGGCTTTTGTTTCTGTTGGTGATGCTAACTTGCGACAAGATTTAGCTGAAGATCCCGCCATTTCTGGCGACGGTGTACTGCTCGTTAATGGGGCAGTGCATCGGGTCTCCTCCCGCACCGAAATGAAAGCCTATGATGTACCTGCTGGCTACCAGTTCAGCCTTGAGGAAGGCGGGCGGTCTGGGTTGTTTGTGGTTAAGGCAGGCACGCCTCCTAGTGATCCGCAGGAAGGAATTTATGTTATTCTAAATAATGGAAACTATGCTCAACGTATTTTTGACGGTATTAGTGCTGACGGCGGAGTAAAGTTGAGCTGGTTTGGCGTTTTGGGCGACGGTTCAGCAGATGATACGGCTGCATTTCAAGCAGCAGTTGACCAGTGCGGGAATAAGTACAAGTTGTTTGGCTCGGGAGAGATCAGAGTAACAGATACGATTTCTTACAGCACTGATGGTGAAGCGTCTGGTTTGCGTCTAGAGTTATCGCCAGGATCGCAAATCACCGCTGACTTTATTGGAGACGCCTCTTTCTTAGAGGGCCAGCCAATCCTATCTCTGTTTGGAGCAAACACGCTTTATTCTTTTCAGCGCAATGGAGAATTGAAAAGGGTTAAATTACGCATGTCTGCCACAGCCTCCAACATCTCAGGAATACATACCGTTGGGGCTTGGGACTACACACTAGATGGCTGCTCTATTCGTGACCTTGACGGTAATGGCATCTATCTACCTAACAGAACAGATTTGGACGCAAATCCTGACGCATGGGCGTCCGTAAAATGGACGTTAAGAGACACCGAAATTATTAATTGTCTTGACGGCATCCAATCTCAAGCAGGACAAGGCTCAGCTGGTTGGCAGCTTTACGATTGTTATGTAATCAACAACAAGCGCAATGGTGTTCTGGCCGATGCGTCAGGTTGGCGTTATGTTGGCGGCGCTTATGCTTATAACGGCAAAGACGGTAGCGGTAGCGGCATTAAATACGAAAAGCATTTGGGGGTAACTCCAAGCAACTGCTATGTTGACCAGTGCGAAATCGACTCAAACTATGACAGCGGTTTTGAGGCTGATGAGATCGTGTTTATCTCAATCAAGCGTTGTCGATTCATTTCCAAGCATGACACGATTCATGCAGTACATACCGCGCAGCAATCTCATATTAAAGTTACAACTTCCTGCTTTTCTGCTGATCTTAATCAGAATTTCCACCGTATGGATTCTGGTTTAACAGCACCGATAACATTGTATGATTTTGGAGTCCCCATAGGAAACCGAGCATCTATAGATATTAAAGACTATGTTGTGCAAAACGATTTCGGGGCAACGGTTATTGAGGCAACGGATGGGGCTTTAGCTTCTAGGTTTGCAAATACAGTTATGAAGGCAGGCCCAGCTGGTGCAAAAAACAATGACTTTAGAGACTTTGTTTATGCGGGACGGGCTGCTACCGGGACTGCACTAACAACAACAGAAACTACTTTGAGCTTTTCGAACTCAGCTGTGCCTTCGGGCTGGACATCTCTCTACAACGGTGCGACAGGAGAGTTAACAATCCCTTACTCTGGCCATTTTTCTGTTGTTGGGTATATCACAGTTGACGATATAAGTTCTGGAGGCCAGCTAAGAGTTCGTGTTCTAAAAAATGGAGCATCTTTGGATGAAATTTATTTCACCGCTCCGGGCGCAACTGCTAGGCACACACTCTCGATAGATTCTTTGATCTCTGCAAACGAAGGCGACATCATAACGCTTGTGGCGTATTGTTCTGGCACAGGAGCAAGAACAATCTCTAGGACGAACTTTATTAAAATAAAGGCGCTTTAAATTTTAGATGCAAACCATAACCTTTAAACACTTTGCCTACGCACCAGATGGCACCTTTGGGCGGTTGAGGTTGGCCTGATAGGAGGCAAGATGCGATATTTCAAGCCAGAAGAGTTCGCCTGCCCTTGCTGCGGCGAGGGCTTTGACAAAATGAGTCAGCAGCTCTTGCAGCATCTCGATGCGGCTCGTCATATCGCTGGCGTGCCTTTTGTGATCAACTCGGCGTATCGATGCGCAAAACATAACGCAGCAGTGGGTGGCGTTGAGGGGAGTGCGCACACAAAAGGATTGGCGGTGGACATTGCCGCTAACGGCAGTCGAAACAGATTCATTATTGCCCAATCTCTGATAGCTCGCGGGCTGACAAGAATCGGGGTTGCATCCAGCTTCGTTCATGTGGACGTGGACAAATCCAAAGATCAGGAGGTCTTGTGGCTTTATGATTAGATGGCTCTACGACCACTACATACTAACCAGCGTTATCAGTCTATACTATCTGATACTGATTGGTTACGGGACGCTGCAAGTGTTTGAGAATCCCGATAGCCTGACTGCGCCTGCTGCGGCTGCCTATGCAACACTAATGGGGTTGCCTGCTGCCGTGGCGGGTATTCTCAAGTGGAGGTTTGACCGTGATAAACCTGATTCGTAAGTTCGCAGCAACACCCTTTAGCGGCTACCTTGCCATAGGCTTGCTGGTTGCCGCAGCCGGTGCCGGTTACTGGTTCTGGATGGAGCTTAAAGAATTCGGCGGGCTTGAGCAGCGGGCGGAAGCGCAGGAGGAAACGATTGCCATTCAGAACGCACGGCTTGAGCAGTTGGCCAGGTTGAATAACGAGCGTCAGGCGGCGTTGAGTGAGCAGGTTACGCTAACGCAGCGGCTTGAGCGCAACGAAAGAATGTACCGGCTTGCAATACAGGAGGCCAGAAAGAATGCTAGCAAGGCTCTTAAAGAGTGCATGGATATGCATATTGCTGACGGGATGTCATTCGGCCCAAGTGCAAAATCAAAGTCAGCTGACGGATAAGCCAGATCCTAGTTGGATTGCTGATCCAGAAATACCAGTTAGAGGCGGCGAAAGGCTTGGTGACTTCTACGACTGGAGCTTTGACCTGTACTTCTGGATATGCAAAGACGCCATCAAGAAACAGGCAGCGCGCAGGTATTACAAGATGAATCCAGATTCTGATGCTGTTGACCAGTGCCTAGAGGACTTCACTGTTGAAGAGCTCAGGCAGTCCCAATAAAAAGGGGTCAACTAAGACCCCTCTTGCTTATACGGATTGGCCTGTAAGCGGCTTACGGTTCACATGACATCCTCCAGTTGTGGCGCTCGGCAAGTTGGTTGTTGTCAGAAATTCAAGCAGCTTGCGCTAGGTGCAAACTGCCTTAAAGGACTTTCAGTATTTCAAAATATGCTCTCTTTTTCAAATAATGGTTTTTCATATGAAAGGCAATTCTTATTCCAGTCCCAATAAAGGCCACATCAGACCCAAATTGGTACGCTTCGCAGAGGCCGCGTTTATCGTGGCCTTTTTTGTTGTTATCTGTCTTCTTAGGCTATACTACGGGCTATCACTCATAGCGGAGCGGATCAAATGGCGGGTTATAGCGATTTTGCCAACTCGGAACGACAAAAACAGATAGCCGAGTTGATGGATGAGGGGTTGTCCAGCCGTAAGATAGCGGAGAGGGTTGGGGGCGATGATGGCAACGTCCGCGCTGCAATGGCAAAGATCAGAGATAGGGCAGAAAAGAAAGGCTATGATCCTGACCACGGAATAAACCGCCCCGTTTCCGCTAACTCGATATTGGGCCTGTCCGGCATGTCTGACATGCGCAAGAACGAGGATGGATTGCCGGTCTGGTACAAGTTCAGCAAAGATGCCGAAGAAGTAAACCGACGAATACGGGCGGCAGCCGAAACCTTCTCCAAAGACCTCCCGCAACTCCCCGAAGTCCCCGCCCCTGAAAATCAAGATTTCGACACTGACCTAATCCCGTGGTATCAAATCGGGGATGCTCATCTGGGGATGCTTGCGCATGAATCGCAAGTTGGCCATAACTTTGATCTGGATATAGCGGAGCGCGAACTAGCCTTTGCAATGGCTACCCTGATAGATCGCACACGGCCATGCGAGCGGTGCGTTATAAACGACCTTGGCGACGGCACTCACTTTGAGAACGAAGCCGGTATAACGTCTCACAGCGGCCATATGCTGGACACTTCCGCCCCGCTTTATGATGTTCTGGACACGTACTACCGGCTGATGCGCTACATTATTGAGGAGGCGCTTAAGAAGCACTGGTTTGTCGATGTGATCATCAACCAAGGCAACCATAGCCGTAATAACGATTGGGCGACTGCACTGCATCTCAGGCACTTCTACGCCAACAATCCCCGCGTTACTGTTCTTGATAACTCAACGGTATTTATCCCTTACCGCATGGGCAACACGTTTGTTTTGTGCCACCACACTGATAAATGCAAACCTGGCGCGCTGGCTGGCGTCATGGCGAATGACTTTGCGCAAGACTGGGGCGAAACCTTTTATCACTATATGGATGGCGGCCACGTTCACCATGGTCAGGCAAAGAAAGAGGCTAACGGCGCTATTTATGAGAGCTGGAATCAGATGGCCCCGTCTGACAAATATGCGCATGATGGCGGATGGCGCTCTCGCCAGTTTATAAGCATGGTATACCGCTCAAAAACATACGGGGAGAAAGGCCGAGAGACAATCACGGCGGAAGAGGTAAAGGATAAGCTCGAAAAATTAGCGCCTGGAACTACCGCTAAACGTCGCCGTAAAGTACATACTGTTTAGCCCCAAATCGGAATCTTTGCTACAATGCGAAGTATAAACCCAGCAACTTTACACAAGGCGTAGTGAAGTATGTCCGACCCAGTGCGAGATACCGTAGATAGACACGAACGAATCATAAATGAACTCCAGCGTGACGTTTATCAGATCTCGACTCGCATGGGTGTCATGGAAGAACGTCAAGACCGCACCATTGAAATCCTATCACGGATTGAGGGCAAGGTGGACGAAACTCGCAAGGAGATGAAGGAAACCCAGGAATGGATAAACCAGAGTAAGGGCGGGTTACGCTTTGGAAAATGGATTGCCGGTACTGCCGTTGCCGTCCTTGGCCTTGGCATTGCCTTTATCAAGTTCTTTAAGGGTGGCGGCTAATAATACCACCCCTGTGCCGGTTGGCTGACTACGGTTGGCATGGTGAGAAACTCCACTTCTTTGCCCTCAATTACAATCTCTGGCTTCGGCTTTGGTGCTTTGATCTTGCGCACCATAGCCTTATTTGGTGACGTAACGCCTAGCTCTTTCGCCCACTGACGCACCAAGCCACGGCTAACGTGCAATTCCTCGCCGATATCCTCCCATGACACGTATTCGGCTGCCAGCTTCTCGCTAATGGCAATATCCTTTCTGATAGCTGCCTTCTTTTGCTCTGAAAGGTTGCGAGGGTCTCTGCCGTTCCGCATATTGCGCACGCTATCGGTGGACACCTTGTGCCGCTTTGCAATCGCGGGGCTGGTGTAAGGCTCCATTTTCTTGCGATGCTCAAGGGCGGCAAGGATCATCTTTTCGCCCTTGGCACGGCGCGTTGCTCGGAACTCTTTATCTTTTTGCTTTCGGTATTCGTCGGGGGGCATTTTATTTCTCCAGTTCGTCAGCTTGTTGGCGGAGGCGTTGGGCCTCTCTGGTGTAAACTTCATCCAGTCTGACCAGTTCGGCGCAAATCTTTCTTTCGTTCATGTTCGGCCCGGTGAATATGTCCATCGCTTGACGCGCAAGGTCCACAGCTTCATTCAGAGGCTTCATTGATGCCCTCCAAGTCCTCTCCGAAACCGCTGCATCTCTCCATGTATCAAAGCCGTCAGGACCTTTCACGTATTCACCTTGTTGCCTGATAAAAATCGACTCCAACTCCGCCACCCTCGCCTGACTCTCGGCAAGCTGCTGGCGGAGGGTGGTGATTTCGTCAATAGCCTTTTCACCCTCTTGTATTCTCACGGCAGCCCAGGTTGGCTCGCGCTTGACCATTTGCCAGATTGAGCACTCGTTACCTTCGGAATCAAAATAGACCTTGCTTGTATCCATCACGCGCCCTCCTTCGGTGGTTGTGGGCGCTTGAGGCCGGTGGGCATCCAGTGAGATAGGTTCATGTGACCGTTCTCGTAGTCACCTTTCAGGTCTCGCCAAAGTGCGTGGAAGATGTCGCCATCTTCGCTATCGTAAATCCACACCCACCAATCTTCCTCAGTCGGCAACCGCTCATCGCACCGAACCCACCCATCACCCTCTGACTGGGGTGTGGCAGATAGCATTGCATTCCACACCTGCGATATTGTGTAAAAATCTGCGCCCCGGCATAGTCCTGCCTTTCTGCGCATTTCATGTGTTGGCTCAACCGGCACCAGCTTCCAGCCCTCCGGCACACTCCCTTGCTGGGCGGACTGGGGGTGGGTGTAGAGTGCAATATCTCCGGCCCTTCTTGGCACCATTGAAGCCTTGTAAGCTGCACCGACCCCCTCGCGAATAAACTTGTCCGCATCAGTGATCACTGCCACCGGCTCCGCACCCTGCCCACTTTGGGCGCGGGCGCACGGAACCTGCCCGCTGTATTCAGCGCATACTTCGTGGTCGTTTCCGTGAAACTCACAGGCGTCAAGCTGTTCTGCCCATTCACAAGCACCCTGAGCGCGGGCGGCTTCCAGCTCAGCCTTTAGGTGGCTATTCATGCCCTCAAGGTAAGCCGCATATTCGCCGCCCTTGTCTTCATCCAGCCAGGTCACAAACCCCATCTCAGTAATGGCTGCAAAACGACCGCGCTTGTCCCGGATAACAACCCCAAATACTTCGCCGCCCAGCTGGCGGACTTTGGATTCTGCGATTGGTTTTAGTTCGATGTTCATGCCGCCTCCGCTTTCTTCTTCAGGCTCTCGCCACAAAAGGGGCAGTAGTTCATCATCATTTTCACGTCGCCCTTGGTCCGGCTTTTGTGCGGCTCGCCAGATTTTTTCCGCTTTTGGTATTCGTAGGAAACCGGCAATCCAACCTTTGTAGTCATGGCGTCGCCTTCGATCACGAAAACCAGATTGCCCCATTGAGCCTTGAAAGACTCCCGCTCATTGGCGGGCAGTTGCTCCCGCAGGTTTTCGGCCACTTTCTCCAGCATCACGTCAAAACATTTACATTCGCTCACACCTCACCCCCAAACACCGTAAAACGGCACTGCTTTGAATCCAGCGCTGCCTTCAATCCAGCGCGATCTGCAAACGTAATCACCAGTGCGTTGTCGTAGTTGTCCTCGTCGTTGAAATACAGGTTGCCCATGCACTGCACGTCGCCCTTGACCATTTCGCTGGCATCGGCAATATGGTCTGCCCCGCCACAATAAGCGCAGGCGATGGCCAGATCTTCGGTTTGCTCTCCGTACTCACCCCGCGCATTCCAGCCCATGCGCACCAGCTCCATTGCACTGAAGCTCAGCCCGGCAGTGCCGAGGTGCTTCTGTGCGTATTCTTCAAACGTCATAACACTCCCTCCTAATAGGATATTCCCACTCAGGCCGACCGTCATCGTCGCGCCCTTGATACTCAAAGCTCGTCACTTTCACACAATCCATCTCACCCCCAACCGACTCCACCACATAATCAGCAAACACCGGCTGGACGGCGATGGCCAGGATGAATAACCCTAACCAGCCTATGCCGTGTTCAGAGCTTAAACGCACGGTAATAGCTCTCTATCTTGTCCATATCGTCACAACGCTCTGCAATCGACTCGCAAGCCTTGGCGATGTACTGCCGATAGCAGGAGCGCAAAGCGTAGCCGTCAGAGGTGAAGTTCTGACGCAGACCGTCAAGCATTGGCGTAATCCAGTCATCGGTGTTTACGATGCTGTCAAACACCTCGTCCACTACGTCTTGATTATCGTCAAAGTATGCCTCAAACAAATCATCTGCCAACTTCTCGGTTGCTTCCTCAAGCTGCTGGTCTTGCGCGGCGAGTTGGTCTTGTTCGCGTAGGTAGGCGTTTAGTGCCGCCAGGTTGCCGTCAGTGTTAATCATCGTCGTTCTCCCTTGCTGGACACAACCAATAGTGGTGGCTCAATACATCGCCTAGGTAATCTCTATGTGTCTCTGCGCCAATATCCACTATTCCGTTTGTCCACACAGTCAAAGCGTAGCTTTCATCCGTGCATGTCCTTGATAACCTAAACTGACTGTCATAGCAGGCCATCACATGCGTCATATTGAGGAGCCTATAAACATCACTTTTACCCGCGTCGCCGCGATACCATGATGCGTGTATTGGCTCTATCTTCTCGTCAACGCAGGTCATTTGATTATCTCCGTTACCATATCTCTCAAAACTACAAACTCCGGCCCGTACTGCTCGTTAGCCTCGTCTACAACCGTGTGCTCGTTAATGCCGTATTCGTAAATGACAAACTCGGTTTGCGGGCTTGCCAGTACAAGGCGAAACAGTCTCATTTTACCCCTCACATTCAATTATTTTTGCGTCAATTAACCTTAACGCTTGGTCTTTGGATATTCTTTTTCGTTTGCCAGAAAAGACTCTGCATTGCCAAAAACATCCGCCGCGTGAAGGCTTAGAGCTATCCATCATTGGGCATGGTTTTGCTGCCCTGAGCTGAGACATTCTTCCGTAATCCGCAAAATCCTGCGGGAAGGTATGCATTTCTGGATATGGGTAATGATTTTTATCATCCGAGCATAATCCCCAATTACAGCTTGTGCTTTTTGCCCCAGGTGTATCGTCATCAATGGCAACCAATGGATCAGACTCCACTGTCTTTCTAATTCTTTTCAATACATCAACATACTCTGACGTTTTTAGCACAGACCTTTTGTTAATGACAATTTCGGGGTGTGCGCCTTCTTCGCAATAACTCCTGAATTCGTCTCTCATTTCTTGCCCAGCCTCTTTGCAAAGTCGCGCATGTTCACGCGGGTGTATGGCTTTGGCCTAGCCATGTGTTCATAGCAGAGCCAGAGTGTGCCAACTAAGATCAGGAGTAGGCCTAGGTTGAATATGAAGTTGATCATTTGCCCGCCCTCGCTTGCTGTTCTGCCAGTTCTGCGCGTACTTTGTAGGCGACTTTCCTGAGATTGGCCCGCGCCTTGTTCATCTGGCCAAACCAAAACGCCTTACCATAACGCTCAGGATTCTTGTTTGCCGCGCCGATCATGTTCCTTGCCGCCCAAAGCTCGCGGCGAGCTTCGTTCAGTTCGCTGTATCGGTTGCTGCTGTAGGTTAGTGCTTTCATGTCTCTCTCCATTCCCGTGTTTCGTTAGAGACAGAATAGGGGCTCTATGGCCCCTTGTGAAATATTGTTTTGGAATAAGCGCTTCAGTCCTTATACGACTCAACCGCTCCCCCACTCCACTCAATCAGCGCCTTCAGCTCTGCCGCCGTGGGACGCTTGCCAGCGCGCAGTCGGTTTAGCCGGTTAAGGTACAGCGGCGGCTCGCCATTCGTGGCCAGGATCTCGGTCAAATCCCGCTCGATGTGCTTCCATTGCAAGCCTTCTAGTTGTTTGAGTTCGTTGAGAGTCATGGCCCCTCCGAATAATGCTTGTATGTCCAGCGCGCTCCGACAGCGAGCCCGATGCCAAACCCGATTAACAGCCAGCCAAACCACATCATAAGCTGTAGAGCCCCCGAACCCAATTATGCTGAACCTCACCCAACCGCTTCAGCTCCTCCAAATACTCCCGCATAGCCAGCTTGCCGCATGTGCACGGCCCCCAGACTTTGAGGGCGTCTTTTACGTCTTGTGTGGTCATGGCTACTGCCTCCGATAACACCCCTGGCAAGAGGGGTCAGTCTCACGGTAACTGTGGCCGCACTGTATCGGAAGCCACTTGGTTTCATGGTTCACCATAGCCCGCTTTCCGCACATCGTCCATCCCTCTTGCATCCGGTACTGGATGGCCGGGTTAAACGGCTTGTTGTGGCAGCTATAGCGGTGCGTTGGGCTTATGCACTGGTGGTTTAGGTCTTGTTCTGGGGTGTAGGTCATTTCTCTTTACCGTTCTTTTCAATTGCACTGCATATAGAGCTAGTTGGCAAAAACCCAAAAGCCATTATGTATCCAACTATGCTGCCGGGGTCGTCATCAAAATATGCTACGACAGCCAGAACAACAGCCAACAACAGAGTAAATGTGCTTTCCTTCATCTCCGCATAGCCTCCCGCTTCTCATAGTCCAATCGGCACTCCCCGCCATCATCGCAGAAAGCGCCGCTGCTTACCGGCTCAGAGCAATTCCAGCATAGGCCGGTGTAGTAATACCGCTGGTTACGGCGCTTCTGTTCTTCCATCGCCAGCTCTCTGAAAAACTCTTCGGCCTTGTGGCCTAGATCGCCCTCATTCACCTAAAAACCCTCCAAACCTATCCTTACAAAATTTATCAATACAATACGCTTCCACCTCCTCGATCGACAGGCCCGACAGGCTGATCATGGTGACGGGTTTGCTGTCGATTATGGGCTGGTAGAGTTTTGTCACACGCACCCCCACCGCTCACGTTTGCGGATCTTGTAAACCATGCCCTCGCTAATGCCAAGTTGCTCGGCTCGTTGCTTGTCGGTCATGCCTTACACGTTGGCGCGGATAGCCAGCACATCATAGCGTGTCAGCTTCCGGCTCAACTGCTCGCCCCGTGGCGCGAACTCATGCGCCCGCTGCACGTATTCGGCACGCGGTAGGTGTTGGTAGCCTGGCTGGCGGTTGGCGCGCCTGTAAGCTGCTGTGTTGGGGTTCATTGATCAGGCTCCTTTATAAAGTCCCCGTTTACGTTTTTCTTGCTATGGACAAACCGGTGGCAATCCTTGCAGAGCAAAACCAGATTGTCAGGGTCTGTCCTCAGCTCTTCGACTTGAAAACTAACAATGTGATGAATGTGGAAAGCGCCCTCTGACCGGCTACCGTTATGACTCTTTCCGCATCGCTGGCATATAGCGTTATCCCTTTGCCAAACCGCTTTAACGGCTTCCCTCCACTCGTCTGTTGCGTAAAATGCTTGGCGCTCAGGCGTAGCTCCACCCTTCCATGATGGGTGATCCTTTCCTGTGCGACCTTTCCACGGCGGAGGGTTCCCCTTCCCCCAAGGAAGCCTTCCGTCTTTTATGGCCATCTCTCTAAGCTTATCTCTAGTCTCTTTTTTGTGCTTTTTGCCCCTAAATGGGCTTCCGTCCATGATGAGGTTTTCTTTGTAATTACTGCCTCTTGGGCGCGTTTGGATTCCGTAATCCTTAATCCATTCCCAGACACGCTTCGGGTCTCTGCCTATTTCTTTTGCAATCTGGTTGCATGTCTTTTCAAGGGTATGGTATTGATGCTCCAGCCACTGCCTGTCGTACCCCAATGCCTCCCTCTGCTTGACCTGCCACTGTCCTTTGCAAGTGTTGTTGCAGAAAAAATTTGTTATCGGCCTGCTTTTTCCGTAATTCCAAGTGACTCGGCTTATTTCATTGTCGCAAAATGTGCAGTTAACCAGTTTTCTAACGCTCATCTTTTGCCCTCCTTTTGCGTTAGTTTAGCATATTGAGGGCAATAAACAATCAGCCTATTCGTTTCATGGGCGACGGATCAACATCAATAAAACCAGATCCCTTAAAGTCTCCATCAGTTGCCCTAGCCATCTCAATTTCCAGCTTTGCGGTGGCGTTAACCTCTTGTGCAACCTGGGCCACTGCCTTAGCTTGATCCACGCTGTATTTGCCATCCAAAACACCCTCCATGGTGCGCCCTAAAACATCTCTAAGATCATTGATTGTTTTCATTCTGTTGTTTCTCCACTTGGTTAATTTTCCGCCTAAACCAGCCCAATGTTATAGCCGCTTGCCTGTACTCGGGCGGGTATCTATCAATCGAATTACGACGCATATTCTCGGCTCGCGTTATCGCCTCCAAATTATCCGGCGACAGGTTGCGCTGATCCCTATCCTTGAAGACGACAATATGACCATCTGGCACCGGGCCGTTCTCGGCCTCCCAGATCAAAACATGAACTGGCCGCCAGTCGATTTTCTTGTCTCCGGTATCGGCTACTTTTCGCTGCAACAGCCCATCCTTTGAGATCCTTTCCGCTCCAATTGGCCGCCAAGTGTTTGACGGCTTCTCGCCCTTCTTGAATTGCGTCTCTTTTGCTCGGCCACCGGCCTGCCAACCTTTCTTGCCCGCGTTCCATGGTGTCTGGCCCGGCTTGAAGCATCCGTTGCCGATCCTCGATTGCTGTTCTGGTGTGCGCTTGAGATTCAGCTTTACGCGTCGGTTGGCAACCGAGCTGACACTGCGGCCCATAATTTCAGCAATGTCCTTCAGCTTGTGAGTGGCGTACAGCTGGGCCAACTGCTTATCATCTTCAGCAGTCCACCACCGATAATTCTCGATGCTCCTGCGCCCGATGTTTGATTTGCTCACCCTACCACCCTCGCCTTACTGGCCCGTTTCTCGGTGAGCTTAAACGCCAGCTGGTGCTTGGCCGTCTCAGGAAGCAGAATCGGCCCGTCATGGCTGCACAAATAGCCGTCCGTACCAGGCTCACACACGCGGTATCGTTCGCCATGGCCTGTGTGCTCGATAATGCAGCTGATTGTGATGGGTGTTCCGTTGGTGTCGTAGTAGGTCATGGCCTTACCTCAGTAATTTTTTTCGACTATCTTAAAGTCTACCGTGTCGCCCCAAACATTTGATTTCTTATATTCGGCGCGTTCGACATTGTATGGTCTTTCACTTCTACCAGCCTCTCTATCTCGCAAAAGCATTGAAGCGCAGAACTCTCTGGCTTCCCGCCTCGTATCAAAAACCTCGGCGTTGATTAAATGGCTTCTATCAGGGCCATAATTGACAAACCATTTGATAACGGACACTTTACTTCCTCCATCTCCGAAAACAAGGCCAGATTAAATCAATCCGGCCTGAGTTAGAAATATCGTTTTGGAATAACCTTATTCCTCTAATAACTGAATTTTTATCTCGCAATCGCGGCGGGCCATAGTCACCGGTATGCCCTTGTAGTCCGGCACCCCTACTTCTTTGTCCCACTCTGCCCACGCAAGGTAGCGCTGGCAGGTTTTGCGCTCGGGGCACCATTCGCCCTTCAGCTTCTCGTCGCCAAACGCTTCAAATCCGCAGCATCGGCTCACGTCATAGGGTAGCGTTTTCATGCCTCCAACGCCCTCATAATCCTCTGCGCCATATCCGCCACCAACTGAGCCTCGGCATCGTTGGCGGGTTCTGGTAGCTGGATGGCCTTCACCGCCTCGACCTTCGCAGACAGGCGCTTGATCTCTTTGCGCTGTTCGTTCACTCTGGCCTGAGCCTGGCTAACTTCCGCCGCTCGCTGGGCCAGGGTTCTTTGCATTTGAGGGCGGTTCATTTTTGGGCCTCCAATGACTCAGCCTCAAGCGCTGCGTATGCCACGGCATCCTCTGCGCTGTCCTTGTGGTAGCCAGCGCCGCTATGCTGCCTGACGCGCTTCAGAAGACTCATTAAAAGCCATCCCTCTGACTCGGTAAGGTCTTTGCCTGTGATGGCGTTGAACGCGTTCACAGTCTTGCCCATGCTACGCTCGCCACCTTTCTGGTCGTACTGCTTTCCGCGCTCCGCCATAAGTTCGGCAGCTTCGTGCAGGAATGCTTCGGCAGTTCTGCGCGCACCTGTTGCACCACCCGGAGCACTCGCTGGCTCTAAGCCTAGTTGCTGGCGGGCTGCTGCGTGTTGTTCCTTGCTGTATTCGTGATCACACACTGGCGGTCTGTCGCAATCATATACAAAGTGAACTTTTTTGCCGCCATAAACCGCAACAAAGTAAGCTCGTTCTGGCCACTCGTATTGTGCTGCCAGCTTTAATCCTTCTGGCATACCCTTAACATCAGTCATTTTGTGCGCTCCTGGTATTCAAAAATAAATGGGGCTGCTGATCCAACAAGGGTTATTGTGAAAATATTAAACCAGTATTGCCATTGGGCAGGACTCAATCCGATAACGTCCGATGTTGTGATGCCAACAATGACCGAAAAAAACAAAACAAACCATTTCATTTTGTGCGCTCCTTCCAAGTGTTATATCGCTCTATAATCTCGCAAGCCTCATGGCACGGCTCGCTATTCAATACATCATCGAGCGCTTTCAATGCGCACTCACCGATTATCGAATCAATAACGGTTGCCATCTCCTCCATCAACTCATCCGCCTCTTTGGCGAGGTTGGCGGCTTCTTCTGTCCCGGCATAAAAACCAGTTGCCCAGTCTTCGTTTTCGTACTTACCCTTCGGCTCAAGATCTCCAATACGATCACTCAACGCTCCCACAACTACCTCCCATTAATATCCACGTAAAACAAAAACGCCGCAATCAAAGCAATGGCATAGCCTGCCGTTACGGCGTATAGGCAGAGTTTAAGTAGGTCTGGCATGGTTTAACGCCTAAACCTTGTTCACATAAAGGTTATGCAGCACCTGAAAAACATGAGTTTCGGATAAGTTATCGAATTTCAGATCATACTGAACGCCGTCAATGTCGCCGGAGCATTTCCATTTTCCGTCGTCCCCTTTAATGCATTCAAAAGTAAACCCAAGCTCAAATTCAACTTCAAATCGCTTTATCTGTCTCATTTAGTCACCTCCATCAACTTATCCTCAAGCACCCACACCCGCTCATCCACTCGGTCACGCTCAAGCTGTAGGGCGGTGTTGTGCTCGCTGTTCAGGTCAATCAGCAGGCGTTCTGCGCGGTCATCACAGATACCGAGTTCTGCACATAGGGTGCGGATGTCTTGGGTGGTTTTCATTGCTCCACCTCGCCAATGATCAGGTTTGATCTGAGATCTTTAGCTCTTTTGGCTAACAAATATCTTGCCGCCTTGCCAGAATTACTATTTCGATCAAACATGACCTCTGATTGTTGCTCAAGAATATAAGCGGATATTCCGGCTAGGCAGCCTGATTCTTGATTGCCAAAGCAAAACGGACATGTCATACCGCGCCTTATAAAGCTATCTTTTTTGCAGGTCATTGCTCGCCTCTCGCCTTTTTCAAAATCTCACTAGCAGCGTGCTGATCTTCTAACGGCAAGTGGTGCAGCTTTGCCTCTAAAAACTCATACATATCCTTTGCGGCACACATGACCGATGCGTCGAATGTATTGTAATATCCGTCAACCATCCGCATATCAGCAATGACTTTGCCAGTTTTATCACCCATTGATCCGGTTCGAATGCAGCAATAACCGATGCCTGTTGCTTTTACCCACTCGCCTTCTGTAAACATAACTCCCTCCATAAATTTGCCAACACCGCCCCGGAGGGTGGTTAACGATATATCATCGTATCAAGGCCGTTTTCCTCTGCAAAATCTCTTAGGTTAATGTAGGCATCCTTGTAACTTTCCAGCTTGTCGCAAACATAAAGGCGACAACTCCTGATAGTTTCTTCACTCCAACCGTAAGGATTGCGCACAACATGAAGTGCAAAGTCGTCATCTATTTTTCTATCTGAAATTGAGGAATTAGGCATTCCCGAACTCCTTTTTTGTGAAAGTCTTTTAGTCTGATGGTTTCTTCAAGTAAATGCTTTGCCTTGACGACAATATAAGTTCCGCTTTTATCTTTGCCAACTTCAATCACATCTCCCACTGCTTCCATGGGATGGGAAAATCCTTGAAAGGCATCAGGCTGTCTAGGTCTAAAAAACACCCTTTGCCCAACCTCCGGGGCGGACTGGCGCTTAATCTTGCGGATCTCGGCGTGTGGTATTTCGCCTCTGGCCATAGCCCATCTTTCGGCAGACATGGCATTGTTGGCGTTTTCCAACCCCTCTACTGTCTCCCATATCATCCATGTGCCGTCCTTGCATTTCACTTCCAGGTCGTATACTCGGTTATCGCTCATCGCTGACAACCTCCGGTTTGGTGATCTCAACCGAAATCAGGGTTACAGATCCTCTATCGTGCATATCTGCCCATTTCATAATCTCACCGAGTGGCGCTTTCTCGTTAAATACGCCTGTCACCGTGTCAGTCAGGCAGCCTTCGACTGGTATTGCTCGCTTCAATACAACTACGTACTTGCTCATCTCAAACTCCTATCCGTTAACCAACACCCCAACCATACCGCCTACGGGGTTTGGCGGGAAATATTGTTTTGTTCTAAGAACTGACCTACTAATAACAGAGCTTCGTCAGAACCCCGACAAACCAAAACCGTATCCCCAATGCCCCTCAGATATTCATGCCAGTCCTTTTGATCGGCTGACACGGAGCCGCCCTTAACCAGCTTCATTTCAATCCACAGCTTCCAGGCTGGCACATACAGGTCGGGCACGCCACGGCGCACCCCTTCCTGCTTCATTTTGGCCGCTGTAACCTTGCCACGGTGGCCACCGTTCGGGATGGCAAAGATTCTCACATCAGGGTAAAGAATCGAGAACTTGCCCACGAATCGCACCTGTTCATAATGCTCACTTGGCACAGTCATAAGTCACCTCAAAACGGGATTTTCTCAAACCACTCAGGGCACTGGTCAAAGCTGGCAGCAAACTCAGCAGGCGGCTCCATTTGGAAATGCCTGCAATAGCCTTCTTCTGTGTAGTCCTCGCATGTGTGGCAGCACTTAGGGGGATGATCTAAAGCAGCCGCTTTAAATCTTTCGCGCCACTGAATAACCTCAATCGGTAGTTCTGGCTTTGTCATTCCCAAATCCTCGCTACAATGTCGTTGAGTTTTCCTTTCTTGCGATACTTGATCGTAGAGGGGCAACTATGCTCCTTCATCCGTTCGCAAATGTCATCCATTGTTTCGCAATCCTTGAGCAAAGCACCGCATCCAGTGGCAATGTCTGCCAGCTTTTGCACGCCTTTCGCCCCGGCATAGCCGTCATGCTCAACGGTCAAATACTCTTTCACGGCATTCGTGAAACCGTGATAGTAAGTAACCACAATCATTTCCTTGCCGCTTCGGTGGCTGGTCTGTACTCGCCACTCCCAGTCCGTCACCTGCATCTCTAGCGGAGTCAGGCCCATGATGTCATCTTGGTACAGCTTCCATTCTTTTTTGACCTCTTCCAGAGGCCACAGGTAGCCACAATCAGTGCATTGTTTAGCTGCCATGTGTACGGCTTCACCACACTCAGGACAGGCTTTTACTGGAGCCTCACCAGTGCCATTGCCTTTTGATTTTGGCGGCTGTACGGCAGTGATAGGGCCATGCCTGCGAACGTTTCCGGCGAAGTCCAATACAAGGCAGTGATCCGTGTGGCTTTTCAGTCGCATACCGCGCCCTGCAATCTGCACATACAGCACGGGTGACATAGTGGGGCGGGCCATAACGACGCAATCCGTATCGGGTGCATCAAAGCCGGTTGTCAGAACTTCAGCATTGGTCAGCACCCTCAAATCCTTGTCTTTGAACCGCTGGATCAGTTCGGCCCTTCTCTGTTTTCCGGTTCCTCCGGTCACAGCTGCCGCAGGCCAGCCAATGGCGTTAAACGCATCAGCCAAGTGATTCGCATGATCCACGCCAGACGAAAACACAAGAACCGATTGGCAATGACTGGCGCGCTGGACGGTTTCGGAAATTATGGCCTTTGTCTGCTCATCGGTATCAACGGCCTTTTCCAATTGACCGGCAATGAACTCCCCGCCCCGCTTTTTAACCTGGCTCACGTCCATTTCGTTATCCATAAACTTAGATCGGAGCGGAGCCAAAAAGCCTTTATGGATCAATTCTTCGATTGTTACCGGTTCGATCAGGCTATCGAATAGCGCGTCACCTTCATCTATGCGGCCATGACCTAATCGCCAAGGGGTAGCTGTTAGGCCAATAATGCGGATGGCTGGATTGATTTCCGACAGCTTGGCAATCAATTCACGATAACCGCCCTCAGCCTTATGGTTAATAAGATGGCACTCGTCAATGATGATCAGGTCGATATGCCCTATCAGTTCGCCCTTGTTTCGCACTGACTGAATACCAGCGAAGGTAATGGCCTCGCCAAGCTCACGCCGCCCCATACCAGCCGAGTAAATGCCAAGCGGGGCATTGGACCAGTGCTGTAGCATCTTCTCGGCGTTTTGCTCTAGCAGCTCCTTAACGTGCGTTAGCATCAAAATTCTGGTGGATGGCCAATTCTGCACGGCATCCTTGCACAGCGCCGCCACAATGTGAGATTTCCCTGCGCCGGTCGGAAGCACCACGCACGGGTTGCCGTTGTCGTTGGAGTTGAACCATTCGTAAAGCTGATCAATACTTCTTTGTTGGTAGTCTCTCAGCACACTTTGCCTCCGAATCTCCTAACAATTTCAGCCACATTAGAATCAGGATGCAACAAATCCCTAGACAGCACGCCGCCACAACCAACCTGCACATCCTGGCCATCAATCTCATAAATGGCCGAAACTTCATCTCCGCCTTTCAGTTTCCACGGCACAAGATCAGGATGAATTACATGGTCATCACAACCGGCCCGCTGAAACTCTACGGCGGGAATCTCACTATCCCATCGGCTACAGTGCCATGTGCCATCCCTTTTGGCGGTTGAGTGTGCGCAGGTACGGCAATTAACCTCTTTTGTGGTGTGGTGGTTGTGGCAGAAATCATGGGCATCACAGAATTTGCACTCCCACCACGTAGGATCGGCGCTCAAAGGTTCCGGCATCCGGTCACTAGCGATGATCTCTTGCGCCTTGTCGTTTAGCTTTTTGGCTTCGGTCTTTTTAAGGCGGACGCGCTCGGTATAGATTTCGTCATTGTCCTTACAGACCGCGTAGTACAGCGCCCTATCAATGCCTTTGGCCTCCATATACACCTGCATCTGTGAATAATGAACAGGCTTTGATTTCTCCACGCCGTTCTTTTTGAGGTGGTCAAAGGATTTAAGGCTATGCGTTTTCGCCTCAAACACATGCGGCTTTTCTGGTGCTTCCGGTACGCCGGATTCAATAATGCCATCCAGTGAGCCGCCAAAGTGCCCATCCTTAAAAAACCACTGCCTACCCGTCTCAGGGTCAAGCGGATGGATCTTTACGCCAGCCAGCCTTAAATCCTCGACAATCCAGTTTTCCTCATGGTGGCCACGGCGGAACAAGCGCAGAATCCGGCCTGGAAATTGTGGCTTTATGGCCCAGCGGAATGACAACCAGAGCCAACGGCGGCATGGGTGACCGATTTGGCTAGCTCCCAAGTGTGGCCTTGGTGACTCCGCCTTAGCTTCGTGGGCTTTGTCGATTAGGGCGGGCAGCGTGCTTAAAGGATCTGGTATCTCCGCCATGTCAATCACCAATAATATTCTGATAGTTAATTGGCTCGCTGCCAATCTCAAAAATTAAAACGCAATCTCTAGCCATGCCAAATCTAAGGGCGAAGAGAGCGCCTTCTTTAATATCGCCATCAGTGTATGACCAGTGATTTTCATTTTCTCTAAAATGACTTGCAGCCCTTCTGGCGAAGTTGTTTTGATCCTCTATTTCATGTAAGTGAACCATTCTCATAAAAACTCCAAAGGGGCGGCGAACCGCCCCATTCAGTGAATTACTTTTTAACCCAAGGCGGAGTAGCACCGCCAGCCGGAGCGGAATTTTGAGCAGGTGCAGACTGGGCAACACTAGGAGCCGGCGAACCGCCAATGGCCTTGAAGCCCTTGATTTCGTTGCCGGGGCCATAAGTCGGATCGTTTTTCACGGTCACCTTTCCACTAAACTCACCACCGATAAGCTGATCCGTGTCAGTCAGCGAGGCAAGGCCGATGGCACGCAACAGACTGCCTAATTGCTGCCGTCCGATTTCCTCTGCCTTCGGATTCGGGTTGCGAATGTTAATGTTGGTGAACAGCACGCGCCCTTGATGAGACGGCCCCATCACGTCGCAACGTACCTTGATGTACTGACCCGTACCGGCTGTGGTGTCTTCCAGTGAACTATCGGTTACTTTCAGGTGATAGTCACCAGCCGGAATTGGATCAAAACCACCCTGATCTTCAGGAAGTTCGTTTACGTTAAATGCTTCGCCAAGGTTAGCCATGGTTTATTTCTCCACTCGTTCGATTGAAAAGGACGGGCGTCCTGGTTTGGTTGTGATTGCCGGAGCCAGTGGCCCGGTGATTTCAGGAGCGGCACTTTGCCACTCTTTCAGGTTAAGCTCAGGCTTCCAGCGGAACAGAGCTTGCAGGTGGTCGTTGTCGATTCCGGCTTGCGCTGCCAGGTCAATCAAAGCATCGGCATCCACGCGGCGGCTCAGGCGGGTTGTCACCTTGACCTTGTAACCTTCTGGCTTGTAGGTTTTTGAGCCGTCCTTGGTGTCGTCCACGCCAAACTCTGACACCAATTTATCCTCAATGACGCGCCGCGCCTCAACGGCCTGACGTTCCGCCTCTTTGGCTTGTAGCCATTGATCGTATAGTGTCATGCCTCACCTCCAATTTTCTTGATAATCTCCCCAAGGTCTGGCAACTCCCACGGCTCCAACTTGCCAGAGCGGTCTTTAGCGCTCCACAGTCCGTCCGTGTCGCACTGCAAAGCGCGGACGTTTTTTCCGTCCTCGCCTTTTTCGACTCGCAGGGCGAACACTTCGTCGAAGAAATATGGGAGCTGCTGCCCCAGCTTTGCGCCGGGCATAGAAGGTGCGTATAGAATTCGGCCTTGTTCATCTTGCGATTTCTCACACTTGGCGGTGAAATAAACGTGCTTTCCGTTAATATCACGGAATGCGCGAATCAAGTCCTGCATCTGCGTCATTAGCTCCCCATAAGCCTGACGCGGGTCTTTCGTCTTTTTCTTTTCGGCATTCAAAACAACTTCGGCAATTTCACTGATAGAATCAAGCGCAATGCTTTGAAACTGACCGGCTTCAGCCGATTCTGTGACAAAAGTGTATGCATCCATTAGAGTGCTCATATCACCAATTTCGATGAACGGCACGTCTGCATCAGCAATAGAAAGCAGTCCGCCCTCCGCAGATAGAACGATAGGATCTGGCATGGTCGGAATCAGTGAGGTCTTTCCCGCACCGCTCAAACCATAAACTAAGATTTTCACGCCGCTGGCGTGCAAGCCCTTAGTGGACTTTAACTGTATAGCCATGTTTTTTCCTCGCTTGAGACCGGTTTGCTGGATTGCAGGTTGGTCTACGCTTTACAGATTAGCCACGAATGATTATGATGTCAACACCAAACATCAACACGAGGCAAAAAAAATGAAGACTAAGGACGCAATCGAGCATTACGGCGGGATCAAGCAACTTGCAGAGGCTTTAGGTATTTGGCCTCACAACATTAGCCGGTGGGGAGATCATGTACCAAGGGCGCGGGCCTATGAGCTGCAAGTAAAAACCGGTGGAAAGCTGAGGGCAGAAGATGGAAAAGTTGTCGAGGAGTGAGGCTATAGGCTTAGGTCTGACAAGGTATTTTACCGGAAAGCCCTGCAAGTGGGGCCACATCTCAGAAAGATTAACTTCAAGCAAAGCTTGCGTGTCTTGCAAGAATAGGAGAGAGAAAGGCAGGTATAGAGCGCCTACAGATGAAAGCAGAAAGAATGCGCTTAAAAATTACTACAAAAGGACAGAAGGCATCATAGATAGGCCTTCTAAGAAAGCTAGGATTGAAAGAAGAAAAAAGTATTTATCAAAATACATGAGGGAAAAGAGAAGACTGGATAAAAATTTTTGCTTTAAAGACGGGATTAGGCGGAGAATAAATAAAGAATTGGCCAAGATTGGCGGCAAAAAGAGTCAGTCAACTGAAGAAATACTCGGCTGCACTATCGGTGAATTTCGAAAATACATAGAGTCCCAATTTAAAAAAGGCATGGGCTGGCACAACAGAGATCAGTGGCACATAGATCACATAGTGCCGATGTCTTCAGCAAAAACAGAGGAAGACATAATCGCTCTAAATCATCACACTAATTTAAGACCGATATGGGCTTCTGAGAACCTGAGAAAGTCCAATAAGATGGAGTTTTTGATCTAATGGCCAACATAACCAACCTATTCCCCGGCGGCTTCACCCCGCCCCGCCCAGACCATAAAGAGCCACCAGAACAACAGCTCAGACAGGCTATGGAAATTGCCGGGATGCTGGCTCCTGAGCAAATCCACATGGACGGCAAGATTCACCGATTTAGCGTGACCGGCAAGAAAAAGGACGATTCGGGCTGGTACGTGATCTATCCAGACAAAGTGCCTGCCGGGGCTTTCGGCAACTGGAAGGACGGCACAAACCAGACCTGGCGGGCGGATATTGGGCGCGACCTTACCATACAGGAAGAGATGGCTCACAAGCGCCGGATTACCGAGGCCAGAAAGCAACAACAGGAAGAACAGGCCAAGCGACGAGAGGTCGCCGCCGATACCTCAGAGACCATATGGAACGGAGCCACTGAGGCCAGTAACGATCATCCGTACCTGAAGCGAAAGAGCATCGAGGCCCACGGAATCCGTGTAACGGGTGACGGTCGTCTGATCGTGCCAATGTACGTGGATGGCGAGCTATCCAGCCTGCAATACATCGACGGCGACGGCGGCAAGAAATTTCAGGGCGGTGGCGCTACGTCCGGCGCTTGCTTTATTGTGGGTGATCCGTCAGAAAAGACACTGGTCATCTGTGAGGGTTTTGCCGATGCGGCGATTATCCATCAGGTAACGGGGTTGCCAGCTTTGTGCGCCTTCAGCGCCCACAATATGCCAGCCGCTGCCAAGTACGCAAAAACGCTTAACCCTTCTCTGGTTATCGTGGCCGATAACGACGAATCCGGCACGGGTCAAAAATACGGAAAGCAAGCCGCCGATGCTACGAATAGCCGGTTAGTCTTGCCTCCCACCATTGGCCATGATGCCAACGACTTCTATCAGGATGGAGGCGATTTGATCAACCTGATCATGCCGCCTCAAGATGATTACCTGATCCCTGCCGACGACTTTTGTAGTCAGCCAGTGTCAATTCAGTGGCTCATCAAGGGCGTCATCCAACGCAATGCACTGATCATGGTGCACGGCCCATCGGGCGGCGGCAAAACGTTCGTGGTGATTGATCAGGTCTGCCACATAGCAGCCAATAAACCGGAATGGAATGGCAAGAAGATCCATAGCGGCCCCGTGGTCTATCTAGCCGGTGAAGGCCATGCCGGTATGCGGGCACGCCTCGCCGCATGGAAACGTCACAATAAGGCCGACAGGCTTAATATGTGGCTTTCTAAAGCCGGTACAGACCTGAACACGCCAGAAGGGTATGCCAAGGTCAGGGATGCCATTAACCAGCTTCCAGAGCCGCCAGCGGCCATTGTAGTCGATACATTGCACCGATTCTTGGCAGGCGACGAGAACAGCGCACAGGACGCCAAAACCATGATTGATGCGTGCGGGTATCTGATGCAAGAGTTCAACACAACCGTGCTTCTGGTTCATCACACGGGCGTCAGCGAGGATTCCCAGCACCGTGCACGGGGTAGCTCGGCATGGAAAGGGGCGCTTGACTTGGAGTTTTCCGTAGTGCCTGGCAGCGAGTCAGAGCCGCTTCAACTGATCCAGCGCAAGGCCAAGGATTCGGAATTGATAGCGCCTATGGCTTTTGAAATCCAGTCGCATGAACTTGACTGGATCGACGAGGACGGAGAACAGGTTAAATCCGCCGTCCTGGTTCCTGCTGAGCAATCTACCAAGGTGAAGGTGGATAAGAAGGCGCATGAGGATCGGAGATTGCTTGAGAAGGCATGGTGGTGGTCTGGAGCCGAGGTTCAGAACAGCTCTCCATACATTAGCCGGTCAGCACTGAAAAGGTACCTTGTGACTGAGCAGGGACAAAAGGAAAATTACGCCGCTCAGCAGATCAAACCGTCAGCAGGGAAGCTGGCAACAAGGCTGATTGATTCTCATTACGTAGAAGAAATTGCTCAAGGATTCGCCATTATTGACTCAATCGATGCCGGAACACTGATTTTAGCAAAAAGGGGCAAAAAGTGATCTCGGTACCGCCGGTACCTAATGGTACCTTTTTGTATAGGTACCACTTCAAACCCGCATGGTTGAGCCATTTCTGCTATATCGGTACCTTTTATGGTACCTGTGCCGGGGGCGAAAAGCGGTTTCGGTACCTATCGGTACCTCTCTCCTTTAGGAGAGGTACCAAGGTACCAACCAGCGCGGGCAAAAAGTTACCACCATACAAAATCACCACAACACAACAATCATTCTCATTTGGGCGGGTGGTTATAAGCATCGGCAATTGCTATAATGTGTTTAGCGGCTAGGCTGATCCCCGAACGCGAGTACACCCGGACTCGTTGCCGCTAATCTTCTTTTCCGGGCTTGTTGCAAGGGTGAGCAATGTGGAAGTAAAACCGATAAGCCGCGCCGACTGTGCGCCATTCATTCTCGAAATCCATTACGCCAAGCGCTGGCCGTCAATCAGTTACGCATTCGGGCTATTCGACACAGATGAGCTGGTCGGAGTGGTCACTTACGGCACACCGCCTAGTGCACCACTAAAGCGCGGCATTGCCGGAGACGACTACAAGCATCAAGTGCTAGAGCTTAACCGTCTATGCCTCAAGTACAATCGCAAGAATGAGGCATCCATGCTGGTTGGCCGTAGCCTGAAAATGCTGCCGGAGTGCATTGTGGTCAGCTTTGCCGATACCGAGCAAGACCATAAGGGCTACGTTTATCAGGCTTGCAACTTCCTGTACTGTGGATTAAGCGCCAAGCGGACAGACTGGAAGGTGAAGGGTAAGGAGCATTTACACGGCCAGACCATTGCCGATGAGTTCCGAGGCACCAAAGACCGAGCGGCGGCCATGCGAGCAAAGTACGGCGATGACTTTTACTTGCACCCGAGGCCACGGAAGCACCGGTATGTTTATCTGGTTGGGTCGAAGTCGTTTAAGCGTAAGGCCATGGCGGCGCTGCGTTATAAGATTGAGCCATATCCGAAGTAACTGAAAGAGCTAAACGTTATTGGCAACCCCACCCCAACCTATGGCGTAATGGTGGGGTGGAATTTAGGAGGGAGTGAGATGAAATCAGCAACGCAACAGCTTATCGACAAAGTGTTTCAGATTAATCCATCGGCCAAAGAGCTCGGCGAGGGGTTTGCGCGCCAGTTGCTTGAGTTGGCATTGCAGTCTGAGAAAGAGCAGTGGGCTAATGCCATGTTAGTGAGCGCCCTAAAAACGTCACGCCAAGCAATAGTAAAAGTTGAGCAAACAACTGAGCTTAACGATAGAGCTTTTGGCTTAACAGAATTAGCAATGGCGAAAATCGATATGGCGCTATCAGAAGCCGACGCCCTACTACAACAACTGCAAGCAACGGAGAGTGGCGAATGACAGACGACGCTAATCATCTTTCAATGGGATTTGAAACCGCTTGCGGCAAGAAAATTCATTTCACGACTTCGGTAATCCCACTAGCGGCATCACTTCGCGCTGTGACGTGCCCAATTTGCAGAAGCACAAAGAAATACAAAAATGCCTTAATCAGCCTAGAGCGTGAGTTAGACGCAATATCAAAAGCAACGGAAGGGGGAGAGTGATATGGGGAAGCATACACCATTACCATGGGCGATACCGGCGCAACGAGATCCGCAAGCCGTGGAGATTGACGCGCCCATGGGCGATCCTGACGTCGGGCATGTTCGTTGGAACGGATTCATTGTGTGTTACGGATGCGACGATGATCCCGGTATCGGGGCGCAGAAGGCGCGGGCGAATGCTGAGTTTGTTGTTCAGGCCGCTACGTACCACGCCAAACTGGTTGAGGCTTTGCGGATGCTTTTGAAAGACCCAGACCATCCGATAGTGGACGCAAACGCCCGCACCCTCCTAGCCCAACTAGACGGAGAATTGAAATGAGTGAGATTGATATTGAGCGGTTGAGGGTTGATGCGGATTATTGGGATGAGGTTGCTCCGGATAGATGGGCCACTGACTTTGATACTAGGAGCAAAATGTTTTTTTGTCCTAAAGGCTTCTGGCATAGAGATGGCGATTGGTGTGCCTATCACGGGCAAGGAAACTACGATTATGTGAAGCAGACCAACCCGACTTTCCCCCGCCCCACCAAAACCGAGTGGACTCCAGATAAGCAAGCCGTAAAAACGCTTGAGTCTATGGGGTACACATACCATGGTGGAGAATACTGGAAGCCGCCATTAGGGAAGAAGCCTGATTGGCTTGAGCCCGAGTGGGTGGATGGGTTGCCGCCTGTGGGCTCTAAGGTAAGATTTCCGACAGGGCACGGCGAGGTTGTGCTAGGGCCAGATGTTAATGGAGTGCTAATTGTTGAAAGGGAAAACGTAAGCGACAAAGGCACATGGGTAAAGGTCGCTGCCTCTGCCTGCAAGCCATACCAAACCCCAGAACAGCGGATGCGGGAGGAGTTGCTGAGTATTCTTGAAGACACAGGCTACAGCACGCACGGGCAAGCCGACGCCATCCTGAAATGGATGAAAGACAACAACCTGACGGAGAAGTGAGATGAACCCTAGCCGCTTTGCCAGATACTACGAGCGCCTGCCGTACACGATAGGCAAGGCGGTTGGATTTATCCGCGCTGGCCATGAGTGGAAACCAAAAGGCCGGATGATTGATGGCAAGTTTCAGGTCTACTATGAATCGGCGCACCTATCAAAAAGCGGAGTCCAGTATAATCGACTGATGCGACTTCGCAGGAGGCTACTGCAATGCCCATAACTTGGCACGCCAAAAACCACCACCTAATTGCCACTCGTGGTATTGCCAGCGTGTCGGTTGAGGTTCCGATAGACGGCTATTTTACCGATGCACGCGAATGGCTAAGGTGGTTTCGAGCCTGCATCCTAAGGGCCGAGGCCAAGCTTGGCGATGTTGTGGAGGTGCCTGATGAACTGGCCTAAGCACAAAGACGCGCCGTACTGGGTTGCCGCCATAGTCGTGCTAGCCTTGGCGCTTTGGGGGAGCAATGCGAGGGCTGAGACGAACATCTACGCCGGAGCCTGGAGCAAGCACCTGATCACGGACGGAGAGTATACTAGCAGCCATGATCTGTTCGCCGTTGAGCATAAGCGCATCTTCGCCGCCAGATTCCGAAATAGCTACGGGCGCGAGAGCTACGCTTTAGGGCGCACATGGACATGGAGTAAGGGCGACGTAGAGGCAAAGGTTGTATTGGGCGCTGTACGCGGCTACAGGGGCTTCTATGGCGATTACGACGACAAGACTAGGGTGCTACCGCTTGTCGTACCGATGGTGAGCTATACCAAGTACAGGGTTCAGCCGACTGTGCTGCTGATGGGTGAGGCTTTGGCTGTTTCAATTAGAGTGGGGTTTTGAGATGCTTAATTACTTTAAGGACGAAAAAGGCATTCTGCATTGCGTGGCTGGAGAATTGCCAATATTTGAGCAAAGAAGGTGCCGGAGAATTATTGAGCATGAAACAAATTTACGGGTAAAGTCAGCAGTTCTTGCGCTTGTTGTTGATAATCCGCCTGATGAAAATGTTGATGATCCGTTGCTGGCTTGATATAGTCACCAATGACAATTGCATGTCCAAGCCGTGAGGCGTTATGTAGTACGCACCCCGTTAGACGGTTAAGTAGTGGGCACTAGTCTGGGCTCTGGCCCAAATCCAATAAGTCCTAGCCGTTAGGGGAGAAGGGCAACGGACAGAGCCTAGACTAGTGTGGTGAACAGGCGGAATAGCCGGATAAACACCGTTACCGGCCACCACACTACCAATCCCACACCGAAGGCAGGCCGGTATAGTCTCCTATCTCTCCTTGGCCGCTACCAAAGCGGGCTTTTTTTGTCCGCGCTCCGTGATATACTGACAACACCACAAACTAACCGTTGTCAATATCATGAGCTACGACGTAAAACTAACCGAAAAAGAATCCGAGTTCTGCCGACTGCTGGTATACGACCGCCTGCCTCAGTACAAGGCGTACATGGAGGCGTTTGGTGCGTCCAAGGCGACTGCCCCGGCTGAGGCTAGTCATCTTGTGCGGAAAGAGAGGGTGCAGGCTGAAATTCAGCGGCTGCGCGATATGAAAAGCCAAGACGCGGAATGGGAGTTTGACGACTCTGTAAACGGCATTAAAGAGATTATCCGTAATCCCGAGAACCAGACGGTGGCTCTGAATGCCTACAAGGAGCTGAACAAGATGTTTGGCTGGGATAAGCAGACAATCGAGCACAATCACCGCGTAGTAGATGACGGCTCACATGAATGGTAAACCTCGCGTTATTCAGAAAGCACGTTAAGGATAACTCCCCTGCTTTCGTGCCAGCCTTCACAGATCAGAGCCGCTACCAAGTTCTATGGGGCGGCGCTGGCTCTGGTAAGTCGCACATTGTTGCCCGCAAATACCTGTACCGCATTCTCAAAGAAAGCGACGTACAGCACAGGTTTCTGGTTGCCCGTAAGGTAAACCGCACGCTGAAGCGTTCAGTGTTTACCCTGTTCAAGTCTTTGGTGTCAAAGTGGGGGCTTTACGATGAGTTCGACATTAACAACACTGACCTCACGATAACTTACAAGCCAAATGGCTCACAGTTGATGTTTACGGGAATGGATGACCCGGAAAAGCTGAAGTCTATCGAGGGTGTAACTGGTATATGGATGGAGGAAGCGACAGAGTTCACGCAAGAGGACTTTGAGCAGCTTGACCTTCGTCTGCGTGGCCAGACCAAGTACAAGAAGCAAATCACGCTAACCTTTAACCCGATCAGTGAACAGCATTGGATCAAGAAGGTATTTTTCGACGATCCCATTGATGGCGTGTTCACCCTCCATACCACGTTTCTTGATAACTCGTTTATCGATGACGAGTACAAGATGGTCATGGAGAACAAGAAAAAGACGAACCCCAGGTATTACAACATCTACGCGCTGGGTAATTGGGGCACGGCTGAAGGGCTTGTTTTCAGCAACTACAAGCAAAGACTGATCCGAGAGGATGAGATTGCAGGGCTTGAGTGTGTCCAGGGGCTTGACTTTGGTTACACCAACGACCCGACGGCCTTTCACCAGTCATACGTGGATAAGGCAAACAAGCGAATATATGTTTATGACGGCTTTTACCAGAAGGGAATGCAAAACGCCGAGATAGCCGCAGCCATAAAGGAAATGAGAGCGCACAAGCGTAAGACAATCGCAGACAGCTCCGAGCCTAAATCAATCGACTATATTGCTGGCAAGGACGTTAAGATAAAGGGCGCGCTCAAGGGTAGAGATTCGGTGAATGCTGGCATTGATTTCCTGCTTGAGTACGAAATCATTGTTAACGCTCATCTGGTAGAGTTTATGACTGAATTCAATAACTACAGCTGGGCAGTGGACAAGGACGGCAAAACCACGAACAAGCCGGTTGACGACTTCAACCACTTCATCGACGCTCTTAGATATTCGGTTGAGCATCTGACGCTTACTCCGGTGATGCCAACTGTCAAGATTAAAATGAACTGACTTTGCCCATATAGCAAAACCTGCTATCATACTGAAAACAGATAACGGTGCGGAATATGCCGGTTAACACGAATCACCCAGACTATACCGAGTTTGAGCCAATCTGGAAGCGAACAACGGTCGTTTCCAAGGGTACGCATTGGGTGAAGAAGGAAAAAGACCTGCTGCCCGCCGAGTTTGCCGACGAGTTCCCGGAGCGTTATGCTCGTTACAAAGAGCGCGCCTATGTTCAGGGCGTCACTGGCCGTACCAGAGATAGCTTGGTTGGCATGGTATTCCGTCGCCCGCCTACGGTTAATGTTCCGGCTCAAATGGAGCCATGGCTAGAGAATATCGACGGCGCAGGTCAATCGCTTGAGCAAGTAGCCAAGGCTATGATGAAGCGCCTGCTTGAAACTGGCCGCTATGCGCTACTGGTTGACGCGCCTCAGATGCCTGAGAATGCTAGTGCAGAAGAAGAGCAGGCCATGGATCTGAGGCCGACGCTCGCGGCTTACCCAGCGCCAAATCTGATCAACTGGCGATTTGAGGGCGTCAAGGGCAAGCAAAAGCTGACCATGGCCGTACTGGTTGAGCTGATCGACAAGCGAGCTGACGAGTTCGGGCATGATAAGGACGTTGTTTATCGTGTCCTACGCCTAAGAGATGGCGTTTACACGCAACAGCTCTACAACATCGACGCGAGCGCCAGATCAGAAGAGTGGGCGCCCAGAACAGCCGGACGCCAGACGCTCGACTATATCCCTTTGCAGATCGTTGGTGCGGAAAACAACTTGCCTGACGTAGATATGCCGCCGCTGTATAACTTGGCGGAAATCGAAATCGCCCAATACCGCAACATTGCAGACCTCGAAGAAGCTGGATTCGTCATTGCACAGCCGATGCTACATATCGACATTGGCGAGACGGACGCTAAAACGTGGAACGAACAAAACCCTAACGGCGTATCATTTGGTTCGCGCCACGGGATTACCACCGTCAAGGGCCGCGCCGAAATCATGCAGGCCCAGTCTGACAACCTGAGCATGACGCTGGTTGACTCAAAGACTGCTCAAATGGCCCAGATGGGCGCGTCACTGGTACAGCGTGGCGGACAGACTGAGACCGCAGAGGCCGCACGGATTAACGCCAGCGCAGAGGCTTCCGTGCTGGAGACAGTTGTTGGTAACGCCAGCGAAGGCATTGAGGCCAGTCTTGAGACCATGGCGCGGTTTGCCGGTATTGAGCCTGGCACTATCGAGTATCAGCTAAACAGTAGTTTCTGGGAATCCGGCCTTGATCCGCAAGCCATGACCGCAATCATGGCGGCACGGCAAGGTAATGCGCTGGCAACCCGAGACGTTATTCACATGATCAAAACTGGCCGCATTGAGCTTGAGGAAGGTCGAACCCCAGAGGCAATAGCCGCCGATGTGGCAAATGAAATGTTTGACGAACCGTTCAGCAGTGCTGGACTTAACCAAGACGGTCAGTGACCGGGAGTGAACCATGAGCGAAGCAGAAAAGGCGCAAGTCGAAGAACAGGAAATCGCAACCGAAGAAAGCGAGACCAAAACCACCGAGGAAAACTCGGAAGTAGCGGAGCTGCGGGCAGAGCTTGAGCGTTACAAGGCCAAGCAAGCCGAGGCTGAAAAGCATCGTAAAGAGGCAGAGCGCAAAGCCAAAGAGGTAGAGCGCGAACGCCAGGAAGCGGAACGCAAGAAGGCAGAGGAAGAGGGTAACCATCAGAAGCTCTGGGAAACCGAGAAAGAGCGCGCTGATAGGCTTGAAGCTGAACTGCAAGAGCGCATGAAAGAGATTGAGGAGCGGGACGAAAGGGCGCGGGAAATGACTCGCGACACCGAAACCGTTAACCTTGTCTCCGAGTTGACTTCCGACGCCAAGCGCCAAAAGGCGCTGAAAAAGCTGGTACGCGATCATGTGCAAGTCTCCGATGACGGCACTCAGTACCAAGTAGACGGCGTTACCATAGACAAGTCACGGTTTGTCAAGTATATTAGAGAAGAATATCCGTCACTTGTGGACGGCTCAGGAATGACCGGAGGCGGTGCCACCGGAGCGAACGGCAGCGGTGCTGCAAATACCACTAAAGGCCAAGACGCGAAAGCGAAAGGCGATTTAACCGGCTTTTTGCAAGCCCAGTTTAATACATGAGGAATTGAACAATGCCTGTACTCTCTCCGGATCTTTCAGCCCTGCTGAACGACAAGGTAATCAACGAAGCGTTTGAAATTGCGCGCTCCAACCGCACCGGCATCCTTGCCACTGTTGGCATGGGCGGCGCTCGTGTACCGTATGACGGCTACAAGATGTCATGGCTGGATATGCGCGTTGACGCTACCAGTTCACCGACCACTGCCGAGGCTTTGGCAGCCGCTACTACCATCAGCGTAGAAGACGGCTCCAAGTTCCGCGCCGGTATGACCCTGAGCCCGGAAGGCTCTGAGGAAGTGGTTCTGGTAACTGCGGTGTCCGGCAATGACCTCACAGTCGTCCGTGGTTTTGGCGGCTCCACTGCTGCGACTATCGCAATCGGTGACGTGCTGACCATTGACTCCGTAGGTCGTGAGGAAAACTCACTGGCTCAGAACGATGGCATTTTCCAGCCTGATCCGGTTGAAAACTTCTTCCAGACCATGGATACCGCTGTTGAGTTCAGTCGTCGCGCACTGGCCACCATCCAGTTCGGTAGTACCAATGATCTGGCCTTCCAGGTCTCCGAGCGTATCCGTCAGCTGACCATTCAGATGGATCGCGCTCTGGTCCGTGGCCGTAAAGCAACCGCCACCATCGGCGGCGACACCGTGACCTACACTGGCGGTCTGCGCTACTTCCTTGGCCAGTCTGGCGCAATCAACACTGACGCCTCTGGTGCTCTGGATCTGGACAAGATCAACGCGATTAACGCCGAGATCGTGTCCCGTGGAGGCATGGCCAACACCATTGCCGTAGGCATCCCGCTGGCCCGCAAGCTGAACGCTCTGGTAAGCGCGAACTACAGCTCTGACCGTCTGGCCAACTGGACTGCTGACGAAGGTTCAATCCTGCGTCTGCCGACTGACCTGCCGCTGGTTGGTAACGTGAACCAGATCGTAATCGACACTAACCTGTCTGACGACGAACTGGTGATCTACGATTCCGGCAAGATCAACATCATTCCGATGGCGGCTGGCAACGCGGCTGACTCTGGCGCATGGCGCACCGTAGACGCCACCCAGAACGGTCAGGACGGCCAGCGTACTCGTATCATCGGTGACTTTGCGATGGAAGTACGCCAGAGCCAGACACACATGGGCCGCCTGTACGGCATCACCGGCTAAGGGAGTGACCAATGAAGTTCACTGCACCGCAAGGTAAGCAGGTTGTCTTCAAAGGTCGAATCGTGACTGCCAAGGATGGCAGTTTCGAGACCG